TATCTTCTAGCTTAACCTCTTCCTTTGGCTCTTCCTTGACATCGTCTTCCAGCTTTACAGCGGCTTCTGGTTCCTGAGCATCGTCCTGAAGTTCGACTTCAGTCTCCTCAGGCTGATCGGTATTGGTATCTGCCATGCTCTTCCTACTCCCGTAAGCGTCCGTAAAGGAGAGTGAAATAGGGTAGGTAAAGAAATCTTCCCGTAAACTCTCCGTCATAATATTGGTGACTTCATGACCGTTATCGTTAACGATCTGGAAGGAAACACTCTGTGCAAGAGTATCACCAGGGTTAACTACATAGGAGAAGGCCTCCTCGTAAGTTAGTTTGCCAGGAATGACAAAGCATCCATCGGCTCCAGGCTCATGATCACACATACCGTCCTTAATAAAGTCAGTATGGCATTCAGAGCAATAGGCTTCATTTGAAGACATTCCAGTAGACACTGTAAGCCACCGCTGATCGAGGATCTTTTCAATAGCATCCTGATCATAGATCATTGCGTCAACTACAAGATGCCCAAGTCCTTCCCAATCTCTCTCATAGAGGAGACCTGTTTTCTTGAGATCCTTAACTGCGTCAAGCCAGTAACCCATTCCCTGCTTACCGTTATGGTCAGACAGTCGGAAGGGAGACTTCCCAAAGCGATCGGTGTGTTTGTTTGTTGCAAAATCATATGCAACATAGTGGTTACCGACTGCCCTACCTAGAACACGCCCTTCACCCTTGCCTCCAAACATACTAGGAGATCCGTCATCGTGACCAACAAGAACTGGCTTGTCGTATCCGGCGGTTCCACCCCTAGCCCTAGAAAGCATAGAGCCACGTCCCTCTTCTACCTTAGCTGGTAGATAAAGAGCGTGGTTACGCGTGATACGGGCTGCGTGCTGTGCAATAGACCTCACAAAGAGGCCTTTGCCAGACGATAGATAGCTATCAATAAACGCCACCTTAGCCTTAGTGTCTTCGGGGACTCTAAGACCAACTGGGGTTACTGTTCGTGAATCGCGAAAAAATGCGACCTTAGACATTCGGCTCTCCTGCAGGAATCACTTCACATCCGCAAAATGGATGGTGAGGTGGAATTGAATTAATAGTAACAGTATCAAGACGTAGTGTCAATTTAGAGAGCTCTACACACTCTTGACACGGATCTTGAGAACGAATCTCAAACCTAAGTGTCTCTACACCTTGAATCTTGTATGCTGCAATTCTACCACGACTGTATGCTGCTTTGCGTTCAGTAATGTAGATTGCATTGATACGATTCATGCTGATGTCCATTGCTGCCATGATTTCGCGGTTACTTTCTTCTGGATTAATACGACTAACATGACTTGAGATGTCGAAAGCTAAACGTCTAATTACAGAGTTAACACTACTCTCTACGGATCGAAGCTCATCGGTAAACTCGTGTTCCCATCGATTTAATCCAGTAGAAGAAGCTCCATCTCTAAAGCGTGAAATAGCCAAGGTAATAAGTCTGTTGGCTGTGTCATTCTGCCATGCCTCGATGACCCCCTCAATCCAGCTAATAGGAGAGCCTACAACAATATGGTACTTCACATCCTTAAGAAGACTAGAGAAGGCATTAGAGATGAGATGGTCCTTAAAGGCTACCTTGGAGGGGAAACAAAGGGCTTCCTTCTTCTTAGCAGCCGCTGGTGCCCTGGGAAGCTGCGGCTTAGCCTTGATCTCTCTTTCCTTGTTCTTCTGCCCAGCTTCAATGTCAGACTTCTCAATAGAGGTCATAGGGTTGACAGCAGCAGCACTAGCCATTGGGCTCGTTGCCATGCTTGCTTGCTTTAACATCTCTAAGGGTTCTACATGTAGCTTAGCGAAGCTTAGTTCTCGTCGTTCGTCGTCAACTTCGAGTGCGTCAAATCCAACCATTTCACGAGCTTCATTCTCCATGATAAGGTGTTTGGTGAAGATATCTGCTGCGTGCTCTTCCATTTTGATCTTCTTGTCGATGTCAATTTCTTTGAACACGAGTGAAGCATCATTGCCAGCCGCCAACGGATCATAGTCAAACTTACCCTCTGCAAGAAGCTCATCTAGAATAAGGAACTTGAACTGACAAGCGAAGTCATTCTGAACAGCCTTTACTGTATCGATTAACTGAATAGACAGCTGCGCTGCAGTTGCCTTGTTTGCAGTAGCTCCCTCACCAAAGTCAACAGCACTCATTCCAAGTCCAGCAAACACACGAAGCTTGAAGTGGGTAAGGTAGTTTTCTGCCCTAAGAGCTCTACCTTCACTGCCAATCAGTTCAATCTCGTGTCTCTCTGGAGTAACCAGTACACCCTCTGGGGGCATGTAACTAATCTCAGAACGGACCACGTCAATCTCTGTAGAGCCATCTGGATATACTTGAGCCGGCCTGTCGGGAGTTCCTACCTTGTACTGGAATAGAGGGAATAGGTTTTGGTAGATAAGGAGGTCGATGTTTTCTTCAATGCGACGTAAAGTCCGGATGTCATCGATGACAGGAGTTACCGTAGGAGTGCCTACGGCCCAACCGGCTTTCTTGTTAATGTAGAAATGAACGATATCGTTCTTAGGCCAAGTCTTCTTTCGACCGTCTTCCATTCGCTGCTGCACATGAGTAATGTGCCCCATGTTGTTTCTCTTAAACTCAATGGTCTCCATGGGAACATGGAAGTATGCAGCAACTGGCTCAACAATAGTAAAGGTTCCATTAGCCTTGAAGACTCTTCTAGGGAATCCACCAGAGGCTTTACGGTCTCTAGACTTAACCAGAATAGCATTGCTAAATCGGTTAAGGTCTCGACCAATATCTTTCTTGAGGTGAGCCCAGGGTTTTCCTTGCGCCCGTTGGGTCTGAGCTAGGCGTTTGTCAACATAGGTTTGGGTATCGGGGTTAATAGAGACAACCTTATACCCCTCCTTAAACATAAGATTAGTCTTCTTCTCGACAGCACGGGCGAAGTATCCCTCTGCGTCTTCTGCAGACAAGATTTCATCAAAGTCATACTCTGCTGGCTCAAAACTAGATCTGGATGATCCATCCTTATAGGCAAAGACTCGATTCCTTTGAAGAGGAATCTTTGCAATACGATTAGGAACATCAGGATTTGTTTCAGCTCTGTCTAGACTAAGAAGCCTTTCAGATACTGTTCGAGTCCCGTTACGGTCTACTTGAATGTGTCTAATTTTTGCCATAGGTTATACGCTAGAAGCTTCAAGCTCTTCAATCCAAGAGGCGACCTCTGTCTGAAGGCTATCGGGTACAGAGCCAATACATGTAGGAATAGTGTATGTCTGATTAAGGACAGGGTCATTCACAACTAAGGCACCAGCTTCATTAATGTTAACGCTGAATACGTCGGGAATATCACCGACTTCAATGTCAGGAATTTCTTCAAGTACGGCAATCACATCTTCAGGAGATAAAGGCACCGTAGGGTCAGTACAAATCTCTTTATTCTGTAAGACCCTAATCATCGCTTCAATGAACACGATAAGACGAATGACTTCCGCAATCTGCAAAACTAAGTTCATTTTATCAGTCATTGCCTTCGTTAGCATCCCAATGATTGCTTGGCAACTTTTCTTCCAAATATCTGTGAGCTTTTTAATCTTTTGCTCAACACCCTTAAGCTGAGACAGCATTGTATCGAATGAGCTTAGGTCACCAATAGCATACTCTCGATTAATGTTTGACTCAAACCAGTCAGCAGCAATACGGGTAGCCTTAGCAGCCTTCTTTTCTGCATCGCTAACTGTGTTGCCAGCCTTATTGGCGGCTTGATTAGCTTTAGGTGTGGCTCCATCAATCTTCTTGATGTTCTTATCGAGGACTTCAGGGGTATCCTTTCCAGCTAATGCAAGTGACTGAGCAGCTGTACTTCTTACTGCATCTCCGGCTTCTGCTTCATCGTTTTGATTTACAGGAATGAGGGTTCCCTTACTGAATCCATAATCTCCAGCCCCCATGGCGGGAGCTACATCAATCCCCAATGACATATCCTTAAAGGCGTCAAGGAACTGAAAGGCACATTCAAGTGGACCCAAAGCGATTGACCCAATTGCATCAAAGGAAATATAGGATAGAAGAAACATGGGAAATAACAACAACCCTACAAGGGCCATCATATCAACCTCAAACTTAAGGCTTTTGATAATTATCTGGACAATCTGAAAACGCAAAGCGGCTAACATTAAGAGAAGGTCTTGCGGACAGAAGAACCTCATGGCATCTACCATCATACAAAGCTCTTCCATGAACTTAGTCTTGTCCATAAGCTTGCTCATCTTGAGGATGAATGATTCAATAGCAGCAATAAGATCGTCAAACAGACTAAGGAAGCCGGGTTTGGGAAGGTTCTCTGAACAGAAGACTGTTCTCAGATCACAGCTCTCAAAACTAGGTAGCTTTGCATTAAAGCCGAAACAGTCAGAGAAGGGATTGTTGGGGATAAGGTCTGTATCGATAGTTATCTCAGGAGTCTTAAATCCTGTAAAGGTTGTCCCTGCATCCTTCATAGCTTGAGCAGCCTCGTGCTGCTCTTGAACATCCCCAAAAACAGAAGCGAGCACAGACGTCTCATCTTCTCTTCCACGAGCCGATGCCTCATAGGCTTCTATAATTTGAAAGACATCAATCGAGGCAAAGGGAGCCTCCAGAATGAGGTCATCCTCTCTTTGTAGAAATTCTTCAATTGGGTTTGTGGGCATTACTCTTCCTCGGGGGTCTCTTCTTCGGAAGCTTCATCGTCATCATCGTCAATCTCAACTAGGTCTTTGAATAGTTTAGTCCCATCCTTTCCAGTCTCAACGACATCCTTATAGAGAAGAGCTTTCGTCATAGCCTTGGCCCCGCTAAGAGTAAGGCGACCAACAGGAGCACCACCGGTAAAGCCGGATAGAAGATCTAGAACACGCTGAAGAAGATCAAGGATGTCTTGCATGTCTTCCTTAGCAACAAAGTCTCGGCCTATTTTGGGGAACATTCTTTCGTACTGCTCCTCAAGCCCCTTCTTCTGCTGTCCACCCTGGTCTGGGGATCTTAACATAGACTTACTCCTCTTCCTTCTTCTTAAGTTTTGGGCATGGTGGCTCGCCCATCTCTTTCTTAAGGGTGGCTTCTAGCTCTTGTTTGCGAAGCTTTTGCCTTAAGTCGAGGGCTTGCTTATACATATCAAAAGTGATGATGTTTGTTTTCTTTCCATAGAGTCGAGCAATAGCTCTGCGAAGATTAACGTTCTTCTTAGTGTCAACACGAACATCAACCCCACCCGCAGCTCGGACCTTTTTGTCGATAATAGACCCTAGCTTATTTAAGGTTGCCTGAAGCTCAGTTGCCTTATCAATGCGAGCCCCCAGCTCTTTGCGGGTATCTTCTAAGTCCATATCTGTAATGTGGAGCTTAGAGTCATCAATGAATGAAAGTCCAGTTTCAGCATCCGTTACTCTAAAGGGACTGTCTGGGCCTAGAACGTCCGAGACAAGGAGCTTGTCTGGGGTAATAGGGTTGCCCTCACCATCCACACCAACCCCAACCTCAAGGCCATTCTTGTCTATGGCTGTTCTTGACGATTTAGGAAGAGGTGTATCTTCTACTATACGAGAAATCTTCTGAAGGATCTCAAGTCCTTTGAGGGGATCAGAGGGCATCTATTATGTTCCTATGAGTCGCTGGCTACCAGATACAATCAGAGAGATATCGGCCTTAACCAGAGCTGGGGTAAGTCCAGGGACAACAACCCTTATATAAAAGGGGTAGTAGCCTGAGACATCTGCTAGAGCGGTATCTCCAATAGTTCCAACATTAGCGATGTTATTCCAAGCAATAGCGTCCCACTCTCTCTTGGTAGGACGCCTACTCCCTGCACTGACCTTAACCCCCCAGCCACTACCCCCCGGGCCTAGAAGGTCATTGCCTGTTGAGGGGTCACTGTCTTGAAACTGAATGGTAAGATCCTCATAGTAATGATTGGGATCATCGTTACGAAGATAGAGCAAAGTATCTACTGCCTCACCTAGGGTACCGTTATGACTAGTCACAATGGTATTAGCAAAATCAGCGATCTTGATCTTTAAAGAGTCATAAATAGCTAAGGACATTATCGGTTTCTTCCTGTCTCACCATGGTGGAACTGGGTATAGTGTTTCTTCCTACGACTACCGCCGCGCATAAAGCCAAAGGCTCCATAGGCTCCAACAAGAGCAGCTGCGTTTCGTCTAGGATTTTGAAATAGTTGACGGTTGCTGATTTGAGAAGTAATCGAGGCACGACTAGCTTGGTCGCTGGAGGGGATAAGCATTCTGGATTTCTTGAGTCCTCGAACGTTTCGCCTCATGGCTAGGCCTCCTATTCCGGCAGCGGCACCCCAGAAGGCTCCACCAGTAACGCCCGGGACAAGCCGTCTATCTCTGTCAACAACAGCAGTACCTCCACCAATAGCAGCGCCAACTCCAGCACCAGCTAAGGCATGAAGCATGGCCACTCTAGTATCGACATTAAGACTTCTGGCTCCTCTAATAAGGCCAGCACCTAGATTGGGTGTATTCTTAAGGTGACTCAAGGCTATTTCTGAGGCCTTCTTTACTCCTGCACCGATTCCGAGCATTAGACTTTCCTCCTAGTGGGTTTGGAGCTGCTACGTTTCATTACTCGCGCTCCTGCACGAGAGAACCTTTGCTGAAGCTTAAACTTCCATTCGGTATCATTCTCAATGCCTGGACGGAGAGTCGTCACCTTACCGGTAACGGACTCACGAGGTTTCTTTTCAATAGCCCTGGATCTACTTCTAACTTCTCCTGAGCGCTCAAGAACCTTCTCCGCTTCTACCATCTTAAGGTATTCGGGGTCATAACGCACGGCCAACCCACTATACCCTACAGCAGGGTTCCCGTCTGGCTGAAGGGGAACGTTTTGTCTAACCTCAGTTAGGATTCTGTCCCCTTGCTTTACTGTTCTAGTGTTGTGGTTTGAGCCAAACCCTTGAAGCTTGGCAATATTATTTGCAGCAGGCGCATTCATAGCAAAGGATGTTCGCTCAAGCTTGTACGCAACTAGAGCCAGGTTGAGAGCATCAACACGGTGATCTCCAATCTTCTTATCGTTCTGTCCGTAGCGAGGAATACCGGTGATTGACACGTTCTCCTTGATGTAGTTGAGGAGTTGGTTGTGCAAAGTCTTGTCTGTGAAGGGGAAGAAGATCAGACCGTTTTCGAACTGTCTAATAGAATTCTCTACAAGGAAGGGCTTAGCGAGCGCCTTCTTCATTGTTCCCGTGTTGGGGTCTCTGAACTCAATCTTCTTAGAGAAGTCATAAGAGACAAGCTTATCTTCGATGTGTGCATCTGGACTGTTGGGATGAGTAACTTTAGCGTGCCTTGATGCGGCTTGCATATGTTCAATCTGCCCAACACCGTAACCAGCATCAACATAGATGAACTGTGGATTCCAGTGCTTGTGAAGTTCGAAGATTCTCTGCTCTGCCTTGATCATCATCCAGTTCTGCTTAGGGATGTTGATAGCATCAACGACAAAAACTCTCCCCACTTCATCCATACCGGTTACTACAATCTCTGTACCGGCATTGGAGTTCCAGTCAACCCCAATACTATATACCCATCTAGGCATAGGGCGACTAAGGTCAAGGGGCTTTCCATTCCATAGGAAGTTTGATTCACCATAGCCATAATTTACCTCTGCATTCCCCACATACTGAGGCTGATACACACCCATCATCTGAGCAATAAAGTCACCCATGTACTCTTGCATGAAAGCATCGTGAGTCATGTCGATGGTGTTCTTAATATCATCCCAGTTATCTAGAACGGTAGAGGGGAAGTAAAACTCCTTGGTGTGGGGAGATTCTTTACACTCCTTATAGAACCACTCTCTCTTACCGCTGGGGGTTGAGGATGACCACATCTTTACATGTGGGTAGGTTAGGAGGATAGGCTCAATGGCCTTCCTAAGGTCGTTGGTTGGGATGTAGTCGACTTCGTCTGCGTAGATGAGGTCCGAGGACTGACCACGGACCGTGGAGGCTTCCTGCTTCGACTGAGCGCCTGTGGTGAAACCCTTAACAACAGCAGTCTTCCCACCACCTAAATCAATCTCCAGTCTGTGGTAGGGAGTCTTGACATGCCTGGACTTCATCGCAAATAGATCATCATTACGCTGTAGTAGCTCGATGAGGTTATCAAAGATAAGTTCAATCTGAGACAAGAACGGACTAAGGATTAGAACGCTTCCGCCCCGATACTTCTTATCTCCCTGAGCATCTGTTCCGTCAGGGAACTGTACATTGAATAAGAAGTTGAGCATGTTCATTGCCATGCCATATGTCTTGCCGGAACGTCGTCCCCATCTGAGGACCTTGTACTTGGCAGAGCATCGGTTAGATACTTCCTGGTGTGGCCTGAGCGTACGGGCTAAGAATTTCTGAGCCCACATGCTGGGGTCCATAGACGCAATAGCAAATTTCTTCTGCTCGTCGGTAAGGATATCGTCATAGTCAGGAGGTAGCCGATATTCCTTAGGAATGAAGTCACACTGAATCATGAAGCCCGTAAGGTCACTTTTCTTTACCCAACCCTTGGCGTGCTTGGTAATGACGGTGAATTCACTTTCACACTCATCACACTTACGCTCCGTAAAGGAACGCTGGCTCATTGAAGCAAGCTTCTTATGTTCCTTGGGGTGACGCATGCAGGTCGCAATGTACCTACTTACGCTAACATTAAAGAGCTCACC